CCGCTCTCAACATTTGAGCTGTCATATTTTGCCGCAATAGCACCTTCCGCAGCGGTTTTATTTTTTGCAATAGTCTGATTAAGAGTATTAACGCTGCTGTACAATGTGCCGCTTGTGATATAGTTCGGGCTATTCTCCTTAGGTGCAGTATCGAAGGGCATTTTGTTAAGTTTGTCCTTTAGTGCCTTATCCAGATATGTTTTATTGTAAGCATCTGTAATTCCGTAACCGGCAAGCGTGTTTGCCTTATCAGCTTTAAGATTAATCTTCTTTGTCACTGTTTCGTCAATGTCTGTTATTTCATCTTCAAGCTCGGTTTTATCTGCCTTTGTAGACAATGCTGCATTAATCGCAGTTATCCTCTCGCTTAGCGTGTTGATGTTGCCACCCGCAAGCGCTATGTCTATGCTGTTCTCGTATATGCCGTTTTCGATTTTGTTCAGGCTTTCTGCGCAAAGTGGTGTAGCTGTGCTCGGTGCGTCTTCCCAATTTGTTTTTGTGTATGCCATAATATTTATTCCCCCTTTGCCTCTATGCTGTCTGTCAGAGCTTTAATTCCGCTCAGTGTACGGCTCAACACATAGGCTTTTACTTTCTCTTTTTTAGGTTGTCCTGCGTTATCATAGACAAAATCACCGTTTGAATCAGTAACATAGCTTTCAATTTCTAATCCGTCACCAATCTGCACCCAAGGCCTGCCGTCAAGAGTAGCTGCAAGCGGTGTGTAGGAACAATTATAAAATCGTTCGCCTGTTTTTCCATGCAATAAACTTTGCACATCGTGCACCAGTCCGCCGCCAATGCCGTCATCTTTCTGCCAACAGACTACATTTTTAGTAAAATCATATGTTACAACATCCTCGCCCCACTGTGACTCTGCCACGGTGGTTTTAGCTTTTCTGTCATTGAGCGAGTAACCGTAAGAAAAACTAAAGCCGTTATAGCCGCTGCTGTTATATTCCTCAGCATATAGATTTTCGTAAAAATCGTATGTTTCTGTACTCTTGCCGAGTTCGATGTATCTAAAAACGCCATAGCTTGCATTAGGAATAATTGTTCCGAATACTCCGAGCAATTCACAACAATTCTTGAGCAGCTCGCCGTATGTAATTGTATTTGAGTCCTCAAGCCATACTCTGTTATATGTCGGGAAATTTCGTACAGTTAAGCCTGTTGATTGGTCTATCACCTCGTCAAGAATATCTTTGTTATCCTCGACCTGAATCATATGCTTTCCGTTGTAGTTAAGGCATTGCACAACCAAATCGCCGATTTTATAGCCGTTTGGATAAGTTTTCCATAAATTAAACAGCTTATTTGTTGCGTCAATATCATATAACATAGAGAGTGCGTCATAAGCGACAATGTGTCGCTTATTGCGGTTATTCTTGTCGAGCTTGGCGCTGTCAATAATACCGCTAAACAAATAATATTCCTTTGTAGCTACGGTTTCTCCCGGCAAAAGTGATGCACCTAAAAACAGCTTTGCAGATGGCAGCAGCTTTTCTCCGCTCGGAAAACGCTGCGTTAATTTTACGCTTATCCATTTGCCTACAAGGTCATTTGTAAAGGTTCTGTCACTTGAATTTACAATGTCAATGTTAAATTCAGCAGCAATACAGCCACCGAATTTCAGCTTGCTTTCATCACAAACTGACTGTTTAAGGCTCATACTTTCGCTTGCTATGTTTTCCTCGGTAATGTCCTCGTATTCACCGTTTGGAAATGAAACTGTAAGCGTGTTTTCTATCAGATTTTCGATAGCCTGCTTTTTGTGCAGGCTTGAAACCTCAAGCAAATTAACCACCTCTTAATATTCTTAATATTCAATAAATGTAAATGTTACAGCTGCATATTTAATGTTGTCTGCGGTAATAAGCTTTGGTGTGTATGTTATATCTGGTATATATGCGGTCATAGTGCGATATGCAAGAAGTTCATCGTCCCAGTATTCAACATCGAGCTTGCGTTGCTGAGAATTTGACATAGCACCGTTTAAAACACTGCGAATAGTTCTCATTTCAGCAAGAGTAAGACCGTCCTTGGTGTTGAAAGTAATCTTAGTTTTGTTGTTTGGCGAAGTTACTCGCCGCAAAAGGTTGTTGCTGTCACGATAGGCCTTAATCTCCGTACGCTGCAAAGGTGTGGCTTGATAGCTCTCTTTAGCTATGAGCTTATGTGGAAACTGCAAGCCGTTTTTCGGAAATTTAATTAAATAGCCTTTAAATTCACCCAATCTTATCCCTCCTTACGCAAAAGCGGACCTGCCTGTGCGTTTCTTGATTTTGTTGTTCTCATCAGCAACAGCCTCAAAAAGCACTCTGCCGTCAGGCATAGTCAAGGTAATGTGAATATCACCGCCGTTGCCTGTTCCGCCGTATTCAGAAAGCACCTCAGCCATAGCCTGTTTCATAGCGGAAATAGGAGATACTACCTCAGGTTCTCTCTTATTGTCGCCAAGTACAGCAAGAAATTCACCGTAATTTGCAGGAACATACGCACCTGTGGCAAGTTTGGGAATGTGCACCTCATCAAGTTGTCCTGCATGCCATTCCTGTCCGAATAGTTTGCCGATAGCGTTAGCAACCGTATCCACACCGCTTAACATTCCGTTTAACGCTGAAATAAAACCATTGATAAAACTTTCAAGTCCGGTTAAAACATTGTTAAGAGGCTTTTTGATGATGTTATACAAGGGTTCAAAAACATTTGAAAATACTGTTTTTATAGGCTCTAACGCTTTGCTTATATTCTTTAACATCATGGTAATTACACTCTGTACCTTTATACTTGTATCAGATAAACCATTGACAAGACCTAAAACTGTATATTGTCCACGCTTATACATTGCTCTTGAAGGTGAATGTATATCCATTGCACTGTCGTATTCACTTAATACAGTATTTGCAAGACCATTACTGTTTTTGACAAGTGCACCTTTATATTTCTGTGTACCCTCAACAAGACCCATAACGGTGTTTTTTCCTGAATCTTCGGCAGCCTCTTCCAGTTTATTTAATGTTTTCCATTGCGAGTTTTGCACATCTTCAAGGCTAATCATTCCGGCTTTGTATGTCATCAAAACGGCAGCGGCATCGGAATAATCTCCCTTAAGAACTTTTTGAACATCAGACATATCATCTTGTGTCATTATCAGTTTGTTAAGTTCAGCAGTGCATTCATTATATGAACTTTTAAGTTCCATTAAGGAATTTATTTCTTCGTATCCACCATCACCTAAAACTGTTTCAATATTATTTTTTGCGTCTATTCTATCATCTGCTTTTACAGAATTGTCTCCATATTTCTTATATTGACTAATAAGCCAACTATAAGTTTTTCCACTCTGCTTTAATTTATTTTCAATTTGAGTCTGCTTAGAATTAAGTTCTGAAAGTAATTCGCTTTGATTTTTTCTTGCTGAAATTATAGATTTAGAATTTTCGGTTTGTAATTCTGATAAAGCCGAACTGTTAGCTAATAATTGATATTGATCAATCGTATTATTGATTTCATCTTGTATCTCAGATAAATCACCTTTCAGCTCGACCTTACCCCCATCACTTATTGTGACATAATTATCCCATGTATCGCTAAAACCGCTAACATTATCTTTAAAATATGTAACGATAGTTTGCAATTCTGACTGCTCTTCGGGAGTAAGTTCAGCTTTGCTGATTAAGGTTTCAAGTTTTTCCTGATATTCATCAATCAATGTATTATCAGCATAGAGCTTGTCAACCTTATCTAATGTATTTTTGATTGTGTCGGTAATTTTCTGCGTTGTACTTTCAAGTCTGCTTTTGACATCATCAATTTCATCACAAAACTTTTTAGCTTCAGAATTGCTCCATTTTAGTTCATTGTAAATTTGAACCGCTGAAACAATACCTGTTATTGCGCTTGCTATAATAAGCAGAGGGTTAGCTGAAATAACCGAACTGATGTTTTTAACTGCTGAAGTGACTTCACTTATACCGCTTGCAATAGTCTTGCCAGTCTTGAATGCGATAACTGCTGTGGAAACAGCGCCAATGCCCGTTGCTACTGCTTTTAACATATCCGGACTTATCTTATTAACTATATCTGAAATTGCCTCAAGAGCCTCAGAAAACAAATTCAACAAATCCGGTACAGCTTTCTCGATCGTCCATTTTGCAAGCGGCAATAAAACATTCTTGTACGCTTGTTTTAGCTTATCTCCGCAAGCCTTGAGCAGATTTCTGAACCCCTCCGACAATCGTTCTACCGCCTTTGCAACTGGGTTAATGTCAAGGTCCTCAAGCCATTCGAGGCGGTCGTTTGACATTTCATCTAGCAGTCCTGTTATATCTTCGACAATGCCTAATATATTCTCCCATATTTTTCTGCCTGTATCGTTTTTCTTCCAAGCGTCTTTGATTTTGGTTCTGAGAGTTTCAGTAAAGTTATTGCAGTTGCGAATAATCTCAAGTATATTGCTCCAAATTTTCTCACCCTTACCGTCATTCCACACCTGCCTGAATGTATCGCCTACCGTATTCAAAAGCTCAACAAGGCTGTTCCATTTATCGATAAACGACTGCACCACGCTGTCGCCTAACCCTGCTTTCTCCCAAGCATTTGTAAAAGCCTCTGCAATGTCGCCAACTGTGCTTACAAAAGTGTTAATTAATGAGTTAATATTTCCAAGCACTTTTTCGCCTGTGCCGTTATTCCACACTTTCTCCCACGAATTTTTTATTGTTACGCAGGCGGTTTTTACCTTGTTAAGCGAATTTACAATATTGTCAATAGTCTTGCTTGTGCGCCTGTCGCTGTCAAGCATAGATTGCTCAAGTGCATTTTGCATTGATTTGATTTCAGAGCTTGGCGCTTGCGTACTTGTGTCTGAACTGTTGTCCGAGGTGTCACTCATCACATTAAGCTCATCAAAGCCTGCAAGGTTTTTCTGCAAGTCATCAGCTGCCTCCGATGTTTTTTCAATCTCAGATGTAGAGCTGTCCGCTTGACTTGCAAGGTCTGACATATCGCTTACAGCTGAGCTTGTCGCATTGCTTGTTGCCGTAGAATAGCCGAACACCTGGGTTGTAAAGTCTTTAAATTTCTGTGCCGCAACGCTAAGCCTTGAAATAAATTGATTAATGCAATTAAGCAGCGGAGTAAAAGCATTTATCAAGCCTTGACCGATTGTAGCCTTTATACTGTCAAACTGTAGCTGTAAAATTCTCGTTTGATTTGCCCAGCTGTTCTGAGTGCGGGCAAAGTCGCCCGTTGCGTTGCTCAGCTGACCAAGTACAAAGTTATATCTAAGCGTTACCTTTTCCGCCTCAGTCATAGCAGATGTGGTCTTGCCCCAGCCGTTTGCCATTGCGTAATTGTCAAGTGCGTTCTGCGTCATCACAACGCCGAGGTCTTTGAGCGTTTCTGTTTCGCCGCTGAAAACAGATTTTAGTTTTGTGTACGCCTCGTCTTGTGTGATGTTATAAAATGACGCCACATCGCCCGTAAGAGCAGTTAATGATGTGGACATATCAAATGCCTGCTGTTCTGTAAAGCCGAAAGCCTCCGCCATAGAGCCAAAAGTGCCGACATATTTTTTAGCCATAGTTTCAGACAAGCCGTAGGCTTTTTGTGCCGACTTTGCCCAATCGTCCACACTTGCAGACATATGGCTGAAAGTAACATCAACTACATTCTGTACCTCTGCAAGGTCAGAGCCAAGTTCTATGCTTTCCTTGCCAAAGCTCACAACCGCCGCCGTACCAAAAGCCGCAATCAGCGTTTTGCCTATCATCTTAGCTTTGCTTTGCAGTCTGTCAATAGCCGTTCTTACTGTTTGTAATGACTGCTTAGCCTTTTTGGCACTCATAGAAACCGATTTCTTAACGCTTTCGCAAGTGTCCGTTGCATTTTTCCCGATCGCCTCTGTGTTGCGATTAGCTGTGCTCTCAACCTTATCAACAACATTTTCGGCAGATTGCTCTACTGATTCCGATGCCTTTTGTGTTGCCTGTGCGGCTTGCTTTGCCGAGTTTTGAGCCTGTTCCGCTTTTTTCAGCGTGGCGGTAACTTCACGCTTAGCGGCATTTTCTGCCGCCTGAGCCGATTTATCAGCCTGTTGCTTGGCAGTTTGTGCTGTCTGCCTTGCCCCCGACTGTGCCGAGCTTTGAGCCTGTGCAATAGCTTTGTTGATTTTTGCAATATCCGAATTAAGACCGCTTGTGTCGATTTTGGTATTAAAAATCAAGCTACCGTCAACCGCCATATAATCACACTCCGTTCTGTAAAATTAAAGGGCACGGCAAAATGCGGCACCCTTGTGGTATAAAAACAGCGCACACCCGAAGATGTACGCTGTATAATTTGATAAAATTTTAGCCACCCCGTTTGGAGTGGCTTTTTCATTGAAGATAGATTAAAGGATTGCGACTGTCAGCTTATTTTTATGGTCGCCAGTGACAGTTAGGGCATTCTGCAATGTCATTATAAGAATTTATACAATGGCATTGTGGGCATTCCCACTTATCATTACTAACAAATTTTGCTTGTCGGCTGTCGGTATGCTCCAAATGACAGTTAGAGCATTCGGTAGCCTCTGCTTTGTTTATACAATGACATTTAGGACATTCCCAATCTGTTGTTTTGGCGATTACTGAGCTTTTACCTGCACCCAACTCTTCAAGATAAGCAAGTATTTTAGAAATACCGCCAAAAATCAGGCATAATAATACTGTTGATACCCAGCATACAAGCATTAAAGTAAAATTAAAACTGCGGGTTACGGTATCAGTTAGAAAATTTGTATGTACGCTTTGGAAAACTGCGCCTAAAGCTATTCCTCCGACTGCACCAAGTATCAATAGTACGACTGTTATACCTTTGTAAAATTTGCTGTTCATAAAATCACTCCTTTGTTACATAATATAACAAAGTTTGTGTATTGTCAACAATAATTTTGTGTAACACCTATACGAGATTGTTTATAAAATCCTCTTCGGCGTCAAGTTCTGCTTGCTGTTCGGGAGAGAGCTTTTCCTTGATGTCAACAAGCTCTTTGTGCTCATTGTAAAAATCACGCTCCCATTTTTCGAGCTTTTTGCCCTTAGCACGCTTGCCTCTTATGTTCATTACCTGCGAGAGCAAGCCGTCGCCTACCTCGCTGAAATAGCCGAGAAAAGTCCACCAATGCACATAGCCTGCAAGCCTTGTTTCAAAGCCTGCAACCTTGTTGAGCGCAGGGAAAATAATGCTTTCGTCATAGCTCCAATCAAGAATTTTGGTTGGAGCTTTTTTCGATTTCGGCACATCTCCGCCGTCAAGAAACCACAATGCCTTTTTGAGTGCCTCCTCAACATTCTTTGGGACTTCCTTGTATAAGCAATTCAAGCATACAGCTGCTTTTTCGCCGTAGGTTAGCTCTTTGTCGGCATAAGCCTCGAAAATCAAGAGAGCAATACGAAAATCGGAATTAATCTCGTACTGCTCTCCGTCAATTTCAAGGCTTGTAGGAAGTAAGCCAATCACTTTGCAAGCCTCTTTGCCTGATTGAGGTACTTCTCAATATGCTTGCTCTGCTGAGCGTGTGCGTTTTCAATGTCACTTACGATGACCGGCACAACGCAGTTGAGAAAGTTCTCAAAAATCATACTGCCGTCCTCGCAGATTGAAAGGCAATTTACATCGCCGAACGCACCCTGACTTACACCTGCACCGAGAACATAGTCAATTTCTCGGCGGATTTCCTTGTCAACATCAAGAAAAATTTCAAAGGTAACATCCTCGGGTTTCATATTCTTGTACTTCTGCACAAGCTCGTCTGTGCGTTCTGTCAGCTTGTTAAGTCGCTCAACGAGTGAGTAGTCTGTGGTGTTAATTTTGATTACTGTGTTTTCATCATTGTTGATTGCATAGGTTTTTAAAGGTGTTTTAAAATTCAAACTCTGCATAGAATCACCCCTTATACAGTTTCGGTAAATGTCGGAACTTTGTCTGAAATAGTCGCTGTACCCTGCTTTCTGTTGCCGTCAAATGTAACATTAAACGGAATGTTTACACCGCCCTGCGCACCGCCGTATGACTGCGGCTTAACAATGCAGTCCTCTGTCCAAGCGTCATAAGGACCTGTCTTTTTATCCACAAGCACCTCAAGAATTTTAGTTTTGCAGTCGTCACCTGTAAGGCGGTTCATTGCAATATCCTTGATTTTCGGGTAAATGCTGTCGTCTGTATTTGCGTAATATGTACCTGCGTCAAGGGTAGGCTCGTAGCCGTTGTCATTTACCGAGGTTTCGTCAAGAATGTTCTTTACTGTACTTGTATCGGGACTAAGCTCGACCGACATATCGTCAATGTCCTTGCCGATAAGATACCACTTTGGACTTTCGCCTGTGCCAAAGCTTGCGTCAATAAAATGTAAAAGGTAACTTCTCTTAAGTTTACCGATATCGGGTGTTGATACTGCCATAATAATTCCTCACTTTCAATTTTCAATCAATTTTCAATAGTGTATTGGGCGGTGATTTGCAATTGGTACTGCACACCGCCGTTGTTGTTTTGCTCGGGTATGCTGTAAAGCATACCGTTTGAGCAAGTCAGCTTTTTAAGCTCACCGTATAAAACGCTGTCGCCAACCTCTACCTCTATGTTGCCCTCTGCGTGCTGTTCAAGCCACATTTGCAGCTCAAGCAACATTCCACTGTTTACAAGGCGGTCATAATCGTTGAGTGACTGACAGGTTGCGTACAGAATAAAGGTGTGATTGCGTGTTTGATTGCCTAAAATATCTTCCTTTACAAGCGTGTCGCCTGTTGGGGAAAGTCCAAAATCCTGTACTTTATTTGTTGAATAATCAATATGCACAAGCTCGCCGATTTTCGGGAACTCCTGCAAAATTGACCTCACAAGCTCGATTATATTCATTTTGCATTACTCCCAAGTCTTCTTGCCGCCGCTTGCAGAATATCCCTTTTGCGGTCGGCTTTCATTCGCTCAAACCACATTTTGCCCGCAAGCGGGTGCTTGTCCTTGCTGTACTGAATATCTCTGCCTGTCGGGTGTTTTTTCTTGCCTTTAGGACTTCGCCAACCGATTATAATGCCGTCACCGTCATAGTGCCCGAAAACGATATGCTCCGTACCGTCTTTCTCTCGTACTATCGGGAAGTTAGGGCCATATACCTTGCCGTAGTAAAGATACCTTGCATACGGTGTAACCTGCGTGATTTGACCGCTGCCGATTACCGTATGAATGGTTGCGGAGTTTTCGAGCACGCCCATTTTAAAAGGTGTGTAAGGTTTCATTAGCTTAATGCAGTCCTTGTCAACCTCTCGTTGTGCTCTTGCTATATGCTTGTTTAAATTATTAGCAAATTCTTTATTCCACTTGAGAGAAAGAGTGCCGCTAACATCTGTCGGCTGATTTACAATAAAAAGCATTTAATCACCTCGCCGAAATCTTAATGTGCTGCATATCAGCAGAACCGTAAAGCAGGCGGTCGATACTCATTACTGTGTGAATTTCGTATTTGTCACGCAAGGTTTTTAGGCTCTCAGATACGCTCCTGTCGCTTGAATTATCAAAAATGAAATTACACTCACCTTTAACAATAATGTCTTGAGAGGGGAACAGAGGCGATATATCAGCGTTTAGAAACAGTCTGTCGCTCGGAAATAAAAAATTATTCGGAGCAAGAACAAGCGCATTTGACGGAATGTATATAACTATTCCGTCAGCGTTCTGCATTCCGCTTTTAAGCACATTAGCGGCTTTGCACTCCTGCCAATGGCATTGCGGAATAACATAGCGGTCAAAGCCTTTGCCGTTAAACCTGTAAAGGGTAAGCATAGTGTCTGCAAACATCAGTCAACACCTCTATACAGCAAGTCTGTGTCAGCAAGATACTTATACACTGCCGATTTTACGCACCTGTTAAGCTGCTTTTTGCGTATTTCAACGCTTTCGTATGAGCGTGACACATCGCCAACCTTTTCGGAAGTTACTCCCTCGCTGTCAGCCATATTGTCGGCTTTATACATAAGCTCCGCAATTTCGCAACAGCATAGCTTTACAGGCTCTGCAATTTCTTTTGTGTCGTCAATATTCGAGCCTGTGTAAGCATTAATAATAAGCGTTGCCTCTCTTGCGTAATAAGCAAAGGCGGAGGTAATGACCGCCTTTCTGCCGCATAGGTATTCGGTTTTGTAATAGCTTTCGTCAGCGTAAGCGGTCATAATTCACACTCCTTTAAGACTTAACCGCTGTGTGGCAGTAAATACCTGCGGTCTTGTTTTCGTACACATCTGCAATGCCTACCATTCTGTAACCAAACTTGTAACCGTCCGAGTCCTGATTAACCGACGGCTCAATTACCTTTGTGTCAAGGTGCTTAGTAAACTGGATGAGTGCAGGCTTATGAATAATCATAAAGTTGATGTTTGAGGCGGCAGTGGCTTTCTGATAACCGCCTTTGGTTTTGCCCGAAGAAGTACCGTCAAGCTGTTCAATCGCTGTATAAAAGCGTGTCTGCGGCACTGTGATAATCTTAGCAAATCTGCTGAGAACCTCTCTTGACTTTGTTGTGTCCAAATCCTGCACAAGTCCGTAAAGAGTTGGTGTAATGTAAAGGTAACGCTGCTCGTACGGAACTTCGTCCTCGTCCATCTGAGTAGTACCCTTGCGGAGTGCTTCAATTACCGCCGCTCCTGTGGTAAGGTTTGCAGGTGTGGCAGAGGTAATGCCTGCGTGACTTGCGTATGCGGCAAAGCGGAATGCGTCAAGCTCCGGCACAACCTTTGTGCGGATAAACTCGCCCGAAAGTCTGCCGAATGCAACGCCTGCGGTTTCGATATTATCCATTGTGTCCACATTGAACATTCTGCCTCGGTCAAAGTTGCATTTTACGGTTTCGTTTGTAAGTGTAACATCGCCGTTCACATAGCCGCTGTTACGACTGTAATCCGCAAGACCGTCCATTGAAATCATTGGAATAATAAGTTCATTGGAGTTTGCACCCGCTGTTGCAAGGTCAGACGCACCGTCAAGCTCGCTTGTAAGTGCCGACTGCTTATAAACCTCATCAAGCAGGGCTGTGTAAGTTTTAAAAAGTGCAATAGAATTTGCCATAAAAATTCACCTCATCAATTATTTTTCGTCTGTACTAAGTCCCATTGCCGCTCTCATACTTGCAAGAGGGTTTGACTTAATACCTGCGTTTCCTGTATTCTTTACAGGATTTTGGAACGGTTCATCAGAACCGAACATATAGCTGTTTTCGCTCTTAACGCTTTCAAGAGCCTTTGTAATGTCATCTGCCTGATTTTTTGATGTTTTAAGACTGTCAAGGTCAAGCAAAGCCTTAACCGCCGTTGCGTTTCTCGCACCACTTTTTGAAATAGCACCGTCAAGAACAGAGTTAAACTCCATTTCCGCAATTTTTGTTTGGTACTCGGTTTCCTTGTTTTTGAGGTCTGTGTTGAGCTTTGCAATCTCGCCTTTAAGATTTTCAACGTCCACGCCCTCAAACTCTTTAAGTGCTGTCTGAGCTGTTTCAAGCTGTGATTTGTAATTATCTCTTGCGGTTGTGATTTTTTCAACCTCTGCAACAGTCTTGTAATTTGCAAGCACCGCCTTGTCAAAATCCGCTTTTTTCTCTTCGGGTACGGTAATACCGATTTCGGAGAGAAGTGTGTGTATATTCTTCATAATAAAATCCTTTCTGCATAGCTTGTATTCCGCTTTGCCTGCGGTAGAAATTCAGCCGTATAAACCAACGACGGGGTAAAATAAAAGCACCTGTGCAGTCACAACACAAGTGCTTAGTCAGCAATATTTTTATTTCTGGTATCCTGTACAGCAACCACAAAGCCTCTGCCAATAAGGCTTTCCGCTCGCTCCTTGGTACACTCAAAAACCTCGTTTACAGGTCTGTTTATAGAGCCGTTCATCTTATCGTTGAACGATACTACTACCTTTACTTTCATTTTATCACCACCTTTCGGATTTAGGGTATTAAAAAAGCACTCAGCTTGTGCTAAGTGCTAATAATAAACTTATAAACCCGGTGTAATTTCTTTTATTCCCTTTGCAGCTTTATACATTCTTTGCATTATTGTATTTTCCGAAAGATATTCAAGTCCTTTGAGTGTAATGCGAATACCCTGATTATCAACTACCGTTCCACCGGTAACATCTTCATACACTCTAATTCCTTTTATATAGCCAATATCTGCCATCATTTCAAGATACCTTGCCCAACGCTCTTTGCTTATCTCAAGCGTTTTGTGGTCGATTTGTGATAAATCAAACTCCGGGTAATCCATTGCTTTTTCCAAAGTTCGCAGTATCTTATAAATGCACTTAAAATTATCGTTCATTACAAATCCTCGCTGTTTTACGAATTGGCAAGTTAAAGCAACAAATGTTGTATTAACTTGTGTTAGCAATAAGTTTTTCAACCTGTTCTCTTGTTAAAGCTGTTTCATATCTCTGGTCTTCTGGACGGATTATTTCAAACGGATTTAAAATGTATCTTGGAAAATGTTCTTTATGAACAAAAACTGTACCTTTCGGATAATCATCAAAAGTTTTATATTCTGGAATATCTGAAATATCAACTTTCATCTTTTATGCCCTCCCATGAAAATTCCAATCCGTATTTTTCAGAAAATAATCTCAGCCCGTCTTCCTCCATCTCTCCGAAATAAGCAAAAATAGGCTTACCTTCCTGCGCTGCTATATCAACATATCTTTCACCAGCTGTATTCATACAATTCCAATAAGCATCTTTTATAGTTTTTAAGTTGGGTAAATCTTTATGCCAATCTCCCGTATTACGCAACACATAAGAACCTTTTTCGTTGCAGGCTCTTATTTCAGAAAGTTTCCCCCTGCGAAGTATATTTATATCCTCTGGAGAAAACACAGTACCATTTGGGTGATTGTGTGTCAAAATACATCCATTCATACTCTTAATTTCTTCATCTGAAAAATTGACTCCCTCTGCTGTACCCTTTTTAGAAAATTTCATGTTGCCATTTGAGTCATAGATATTGGCAGTTTCATAATTATTACCCGATAAAACTCGTTCATCTTGCAAAAGAATTTGCTTATTTGAATCAGAAAAGTTGTTAGTACCTACTGAAGAATAATCTCTGCTTTTTTCTTTCATTATACCACTACCGTCCGATTTTTCAACACCGAATTTACCTTTAAAGGTATGATTTTCTGTGTTTTTAACCGGCAAAGAAGTAGTTTTTATTCCGCTTATCGGTGAATTGGCTTTTTTAGGCTTTGTAATACCCTCAAGACTGTTGCCACCAACCGTTACCCTGTCCCATTGCTGAGAAAGTCCCATACTTTTCGAGAAGTTCACATACTCATCGGAGGTTTTTACATACCTTGCTCTTGCATTTATGAGAGCCTGCTCATCTGCTCCGCCCTCTTCAAGCAGTTTTATTTTCTGCCGCTGTGCACGCATTGTGGTTTCAAGTCTGCGCTGTCTTTGGGTTGCCTCGTACTTTGTGTAGGTCTTGCCGTTGTATTCGACAGGCTTGTTTTCCTCTGCGTTCATTTGGTCGAGCTGTTCATCTGTGTATGTGCGTGGGGTTATGCCGGGAGTAAACGGAGAATATGAGTGGTAGCAGTTTGCACCGCACAAGCCTGTTACTGTGCCAAGGCCGCACACGCTTTCAAGCTCTTCCTTGCTGTAAACTCTGCCCTGCCACACCTGATGTGTCGGTCTTGCACCGCTGTGCCACGATACCTCAAAGTAATTTGTACCGAGTTTTTCGGCATTCTCCTCGTTGATTTTGCCCACAACCTGATTAAGTCCCGTTGCAACCGCCCGCCTTGCCGCAACCGTAACTCTGTTGCTGTGACCGCTTGCATAGTCAACCGTACGCAAGCCGCTGTTTGTCATTTCGGTTACGGTTTTCTCGAGTACGGTATTATAATCACTCGCACCGCTTGCAATCTCGGTTACTGCTTTGTCAAGAGTTTCTTGGTAGTAATCGGCGGCAGGAGTAAAGCCTAAGCTGCCGTCAGGCTGTCGCTTGGCAAAACCCATTGACTGCGTTATGTTCTTGCACTCGCCCTGTGTCTGTGCCTGCACCGCCCTCACAAATTGCTGTAACGGTTCATTTTCGGCATAGGGTATAAACTCCTTGCCCTGCTCTTTAAAAACGCTCTCAGCCTCGTTATAGCCGTTCTCTACAATTCCCGAAAAGATGTTTTTAATCTCACTATTGCTTAAATCAAGTGTATTTTGCACTATGCTTTTGATTGCTGATTTACTCTTACCGAGCTTGTAAAGTCTGCCGATTTTGTAAACGCTTGTCGGTGTAAGCTCTTGTGCAAGCACCAACATTCGCACAATGTCAGCCATTATGCTCATTTGCAGGCTGTCAAAAATCTGTTCGAGCGCTGTGGGGATTGCCTCCATAATCTCAGGCGTAAACATCAGTCAACTACCTCGGAGGACTGCGGCAGGTTCTTTTTCGCCGTTTTTTCGTCCTCTCCGTACCATTTCATACGATACTCATCGGGCCGCATAATTCCAAGACTCAAGTCCTGAATATCCTGTGTGCGTTCGGTCTGTTCATCGGTGAGAATACTGTCCTTAAAGTCACAAACGAATGTGTAACCGCTTGTTGTCAGCGAATTGTAAAAAGCGAGAGCATACACCAAATCGTCAAGACAATATTTAAGCTGTTTCTGAATTGCCGATACCGTGTTGTACTTTCGGTTCTTAGCCGATAATATCTCCGTAGCCGTCTTTGCGACAGTGTCGGGGTCGGATAGGTCGCCATATGCAAGACCGACCGAAAATTCAAGTCTGCGAAGATATGTATTTAGCCCGTCGGTAATATCAGATTGACGAATTGCAGGAGAAAAATCTTTGAACAATTCATTATCTCCGAGGTCAACATCTACAGCTTTGTAAAGTCTTTTGTTGAGTTTTTCAGTACCCTCTTTCTTGAAAGCTGCGGCATCAACATGTATTGCCCTTTCGCCGCTCTCAAACTCCCAATCAAGTCTGCCAAATTGTGTGTCTATTTTACGAATAAGATTTATGTCATTTGCGTAGACAGAAACACCGCAAGATGAGCCGTCAATCGTGTTTTTAATCGGTGTGCGAAAATAACCGAAAGCAGGGCGGAGCATTGCAGGGAATGTAACAGCATTCGGCAGGCTTGCCCACTCGTCAACTGCCGCAAGCGGAATTTCTCTTCCAAGTTGCCCCCCACTTGCAGACACATAAGCAGTGTTGGTAATTGTCAATCCCTTTTCGGTATCAAGGCTGTGATACTCAAGCCTTGTGTAATAGTTGTCGCCGATCTTCTTAAATTCAGGAAAGATGACTTTTACAAGCCTATGCCTTGCATCAAATTCAATCGGCACAAAGGCATTTGCGGAAATATACTGCACCTTGTCGCCGCCTAACGGTTTAATCACTATTGCGCCTGTTGCAAGTCCCGACTGCAATTCGGAGTTAAGGTCTTCTGTTGCGGTTTCAAAGATTTTCTGCAATTTGTCATTGCTTACGCTTGCGGTCATTTCGTTAAGCGTGATGTTTGCAAACTCTCTTGTAATCGCCTGCTCAAGCCTTAAACTTATAACGCTGTCGGAAAGCCAAAAAGCCTGCCCCGCAAAGCATTTCTGCCACATTTCAATGCTTTGCATCATATCATCCGTAATCGCAAGTTTAACGCCCAAAGCCTGTTTAATATCCTTTAGAGGGAACATTCTCTGCCACACTCCTTTCAAAAAATTTATGAATTGCATTTCACACCGCCCTTATAAATCTTTTTATATCCCGTTCAAATGTGTATTCAAAACCGTCAAGGCTGTCGATGTCGGTTGAGCCATCGTCAAGTCTTTCGTCAACAAGTTTTTTATCGTTCCAAACAGCCTCACAAAGAGCCGTTTTCAGCGTGCCGCAGCCGTCAGTGTAAAAGAACCTGCCTGCACCCATAAGCCGCAAGGTGCATTGAATACGGTCTTGTACAGGACATTTGCGTGCCGGTCTGACTATCGTATTTGGAAAATGCTCCTCAAACGCTCTTTTAATTCCTCGACCGAGTACAGTTTCGGCATTATCCCAATACACAAAGTCCACAACACCGCATAAATCAAAAACAGACTGTGCAAAATTAATTGCCAGCCTGTCAATATCGTTTCCGTCGTATTCACCGAAGTGTCGTTCGCTTTTCAATGCTATTAAATTATTGTAGCCTCTTGTCTTTGCCGTTGCCACAAATGCGTGGCCCGATTTATTGCCGCCAAAGTCAATGCCGATTGTTACTTCTTCAAGTTCCGATTTCAAAAACTGCCTGTACGGTAAATCTGTATTGATTTTGTCGGTAATTTGGCAGTAAAAATTCTTTGGATTGTCGGCAAATCTGCGGTAAATAGCACCCTCGGCACGCACCCACTTGCCAAGAATAAGACGGTCATAGAAAATTGTACCCTCATATTCATTGCAAAGGTTCTTCACAAACTCCTCGGATAAGAATTTATTATCGAAAATCGTGTATTCCTGCAAATAAATATCTGCGTCACTGTCTATAAACTTTTTTAGCCAATGCGTAGGGTGTTCGGGGTTTAAGCTGCCGTCAAAGCACGAATAAGGCTTGTCAAGTCGGGATTTAAGCATATTGAAAACATCTTCATTCCACTTTGCAACCTCATCGCCATAGATATACTTAGCGGACGCACCCTGAATTTTTGCAACCTGACTGACCTTTTCCGCACCGAGGCAATAGACATCTTCGCCACACACCTTTGCTATGTTTCGGCTGTTAATTGTGCCCACAATATCGGATGAATACCGCTCTCTCATAGGCTGTAAAACATTTCGCTCGATAGTTTCCTTTGACACTCCGATGATAAAGCACAAGCCGTCCTTGCCTATTCTTTCACGAATACGCATAGGAACTATGCAGGTAACATCAACATAGCTTTTGCCCGAACGCACCGCACCGCTTTTAATGTTCCAACGATGTGTTGCGTTTGCTATGTATTCCTTTTGCTTACTCGTGTACGGCATCGTCTGTGCTCCTTTCTGCGTCCTTTTTGATTTCTTTCAAAATGCTGTCGAGTTTATCGAGTGCGGTTTTGTCGGTTTCTTCTTTCTGCTTATCTCGCCATTTGTCGGGGCGGCGGTTTTTCAGCCAAAATATTTGAGCAGTAGTGTTGCCCTCAAGAGCAGAGGATAACAAAGCGTTTTCAACCTGATAGTCCACAACCTCTTTGCCCTTTTTTAAGGACTCCGAAATCTCCGAATACTTTTTCTTCCACTCATAAAATGTTGATACTGTAATTCCTATATTCTTAGCAATCTGCTCATCGGTCAGACCGTCCCTTGCCCAGCCCTCAAGCAGTAGTAAATTTTCTTTTTTAAGCCATTTTTCATACTTTCCCTTTGCCACCGTCACCACCTCTCTTTATGTAAAATAAGCAGACCGCCCTCAAGCGAGAGCGGTCTGCCGTTATTTTTGAAAAAGGAGAACTACAAAATGCCTCTTATTATCGATTTCTTCATTTTATATTATATCACCCTTAGAACGGAAAAACGGACAAATTTACCAATGGTGGCGGTTGCACATTTTTCTTATGTTATCCGGTGTATTTATTCCGCCTGTATCAACTGCTATCTTCGCCCAGCTGTATCGCAAGCTAAGGTGCATAAACAAACAGTTCTCCACAAAATCGTCACGGGAGAGGCTGTTGAGCGCTGCGTTTCGGCGGATTTCAAGGTTTTGTATCTCCCTCTGAATATCTGCAATCTGCACAACCGCATTGCCGACTTTGTCAGATGTTTGACCTGCACTCGGTAAATCCGACAGCTTAGGCGATGTATTGTCAGCCTCGGCAGAAATGCGTACTATCTTCGCCCTCAGCCGTGAAATCTCCCGGTTAATCTCCTTAATCTCTTTAGCTGTCAAGTTATCACCTCTAAATCCTCAAGATAATCTGAAACAATTTGAAATGCAATCAGCATACCCTCGCTTATGTAGTAGTTCCTGTCTTTTCTGCTTTTGCAATCGTTAAGCCTGTTCAGCTTGTCCTGCTCGCTTTCTATGCGTTCAGATATTTCTGTTTTTAGTTCCTCGAGTGTCATTGTTTTCACTCTCCTCAAGATGATCAAGTTTTTTCTGTTTCATATTCTCACCTTACCAATCATTTTCTCCGTCTATTGTTAGCTGCCCTGGCAGAACATTGTCCTCCATCCACCAGTGATACACATCTATTCCTGATTGCCACGTATTAGTTGTTAATCCTGCTTGCTTGCGAACTTCTAACATTCTGTCAAACGCTCTGACATACAAATTCCTGTATCCAGGATACAGTGCAAATTCTTTGTATCTTCCTTTTCCTGCCATAGGGCAACCAACGCAACCTACTCTGTGAAAGCCACACTTATACAAAGGATTTAAATTTATATGTTCTTCTTTGATATAGTCTTTTACATCGTCATTTGACCAATCACATATGACATTGAATACCGTTTTCCCTTGTAGTTGACAATGCTCAACGATTTTTCTCTTTTCGTCATTATCGTTGTTAATGATAATTCTCTTTGAGATGTCTTTACTCCAAGTCTGAATAATTCCGCTTTTAGCTCTGTTGGTGCTTTCCGCTCTTCTTACGCCTGTCACAATCGCTCTGTCGTGTCCTGCTGTTTCTTTCAGTATTGCACAACAATATCGTGCAAGGCGAGTGGGTGGGGTTTTCTTAGCCGGAATCAAGCTCCACATACTGACAGATTTACCTTTGAAAGTTGGCATTTGCGTTGTACACTTAATTCCTTTAGACTCCAGCTCTTTGAACTTTCGGCGAATGTGATAAACGGTTTCGGGCGCATCGGCAGTTGTATGACTATGTGAAACCTCAAAATCTATACCTGACTTAAGCGCAAGGTCTAAAATTATTTCGCTATCTTTGCCGCCAGAATAGCATAATAGCAAAGGCTTATTATAATAATATTTGCTTATTTCGGCACCTTCGCGTAGTCGCATTATAGCAACCTTTTCTAAGTCCATTACTTTTCACCGCCCTCAATAGGCTGATTCCAACATTTAATACAGTTGTGGCCTTCTCTGCAACTTTCTACACTTGTCAGCCCTAATGAAAAAGGACAAAGTTTAGGTGTTCCGCTATCATCAAGCGGAGCATTCGGATAGTTTTTTAAAAACTCACTTAAGTAAGTCTTCTGTGGGTGTTCATTACTCCATTTCTGAACACTTGCAATTGCTTGTTCAGGATACAGCGTTTCAAAGTCTGTACACAGAACATCTATACCATTATTCATAGTACCTAAAGGGCAGTCCACACATTTAATGTGACATACTCCGTCTCCTGTTCTTTTCGTCATCCTTTGCTTTTCCGCAAGGTAATTTTCAGCTCTTGAACAATCAATCATTTTCTTTATCCTCCTTATTTATAGCCGTCCATAATAGCATTACTGCTGTCTACATAATCGTCACTAAGTGTACTTTTGTAATTCACAGAGTTAAGATGTTTTTGTATGTGCTCGTTATAATGACCGCTTGCTTTTGCTTCATTTAATATGCTTTGAACATTCTCTTCGCTTCTGTTCAAATCCGTTGCAATGCGTGATATCGAATCACCTCTGTATGTATATAAACATATTAAAAATTCTGTATCGGTTGTCAGCGGTCTATTTAACTGCTCTTTTCTGTGTAACGCCGCCTCGGCTTTGGCTTTACTGACACAAGCTGAACAATATTTTGCTGTTTTTGCTCTTGCGGTAAATTTGTTACCGCATATTTGACATATAGCTGAATACATTTATTTCATCTCCTCCAAATCTTCAAGTCTGCAATACAACAATGCAGAATTAGCGTTTAAATCCTTTATTTCAGCCTGATAATAAAACTTTCCTGTTATGCTTCGTCTGATGATACAGCCTGTCAGAATGTATTCTGCACCATTGTACAACACAGTTCTTTCAAGGTTGCGTTTAACTTCCGAGATATTCACAGCATTTCCACCTCAATGTAAATGCCCGGAACCTCTGCCCAAAACTTTTCGCATATCTCACTTGCGACAAGTGCGTCATCAGACCAAAAGCCGAGAGCGGTCATACAGTCTTTTAGCATTTTTTGCAGATTGTCCGTGTCGGGCTTTGTTATACGATATTCGCCGTCCTGATGTTTACCGCGAGGGAAGCACCACTTTGTTATCAACCTGACACCAGACTTGTACGGTTCTGACGGTTTAAACTTTGCCAAATGAGATGTGAGCTTTTCTCTTGCCTGTTTCACCTCGGGCGGATTATAAAAAACAGGTTTGCCGTTTTTTACCATAACCTTATGTTCCTGTGCAGTTACAGTCGGCGGTATCATCGCCATAAAAAATTCCATTTTTAACATTTCACTCCTTTAAAGCATTAAAGTTACTTTTGATTTTTGAATTTTGCTTTTAGTCACAGGTCAGGGGAAGGAGTTGTTGTGCGTAAGCTTCGCACAACTACTTCACCCCTGTGACCTTAAGGGAACGGACACCGTTTATATATACGTAGTATATATAGTTTTGTCTGTCCCTCGGACATTCTCGATAATTTATCGACTTTGTCCCTGTTTTTGTCCGAGAGGGACATTTTCGATTTTTTATCGACTTTGTCCGTCTTAGGGACACGGACAGGGACATAAAATTTATCGACTTTGTCTCTCGGACAGACAGACAAATTATTCGACTTTGTCCGTGTCCTTTCGCCCTACTTCACCGCCGTCTATCCAAAAACCGCCGTGCTCTTTTATGTATCGTCTGACCGTTTTTTCTGACTTTCCCATATATTCTGCTAAGTCAGCTACATTTGCCTGACCGTTTTCTTCAGCACCGCTAAACGCTGTTTCGAGGGCATTGTTTTGTTCCTGCTTGCGTTCCGATTCACTCTTTTTCTTGCTGAAATTCTTTTTGTAGGGCGAGCCTTTGATGTTAAAATCGCCCTCAAAATTGCAGTCTTTCAACACACCTGTTGTATCAGCTCTGTGTATAGGATAATCAAACCACAAATTCAGAGCATCAAATTTTGGAAATTCTCTTAGTGTGCCCTCTATTCGCCACGCTGTGCGGCCCTGTACAGCTTTATTTGACTTAGCTATATCATTAAGCATTAGCATGTAAGACTGCTTAGGAAGAGCATTTTCGGCTATATCAAGCATTTTAGAAGCAGTAACTAAATCATCTTGAGAACATAACTCATCAATGTTTTTATTAAATCTGCTTATCCAGTTTTTGCATATCGCACAGGTTGCTTCGTCTTGCTGTTGTTTGATTAGATTATCGCCGATTTCAAGCTGTGTAAGGTCAAGAAGTGCATCAGGGTCACGAGCAAAAACCCCCGAACCCGAAACTCTATCCATTGACTTTTTACCGCCTTGAGAACCTTTTGAGTGGTGGTGACAGTAGATTACCGCACATCCGATTTCTGTACATACCTTGTCAAACTGGTTGCAAAAGTGTGCCATTTGGTCAGCACTGTTCTCGTCACCGGTAATTACCTTGTATATTGGATCTATCACAACCGCTATAAAATTGCCTTTCAAGGCTCTGCGTATAAGCATAGGTGCGAGCTTGTCCATAGGCACGGACTTACCACGCAAGTTCCAAATATCAATTCTGTTGAGATTTTTCGGTTCAAGTCCCAGTGCTTCATATACATCCTTGAATCTGTGAAAACAGGAAGCACGGTCAAGTTCAAGATTTACATACAAGATATTTCCTTGCGTGCATTGAAAGCCAAACCATTTCGTGCCCTCTGCTATTGCTACACACAATTCGATAAGTCCAAAAGATTTGCCGGCCTTTGAAGGACCACCAAGCAACATTTTATGTCCTTGTCGTAAAATACCGTCAATAAGAGGCGGAGCAAGTTCGGGAGGATTTTGAAAAAAATCTGCGAGGTTTTCGAGGTCAGGCAAATCGTCGTTGATACTCTCCACCCAGTCTTTCCACTCGGAAAAATCGGATTTACCGATGTTTGTGTCAATGATAAACTGCTTTTTGCCATTGCGGATAACACCGGGCATACGGCTCAACCTTGACGGATTGCGGTTCTGTTTATCAATTTCAAAGCCGTTTTTACGGCATACATTGTAAAGATAATCAACCCTTTTGCGGTACTCGTCATAGTTTGCGGCATCAATCTTAACAATAGCGTGGACTGATTTTCCGCCCGAATAAACAAGCACCGCAACAGGCAGCTCAAGCTCTCTGATGATTGCATTTTGTTCTTCAAGAGCCATACAGTCAGATTCTACCAGAGCGTAACGATAATCGGTTACATTCTCGTTTTTAACACCCTTACCGTCCAACGGATTAAACCTTATCCACGCTCCTGCCTCGGGTTTGTAATCACCGAATACATTTGAAATATCACCGTCACAATTGTTGAGGGCGGCAATAAGCTCACCTGCCGTACGGTCACAACTGCCCTTTGTAGGCAGATATTTAATCTTGCCGTTATCGTTCTTCTCCCAAGTTTCGGTTACATAGCCGACATTTTCGGAGCTGTCAAAGAGGGTTTCAAGGTAGGTTACAATTTCATTCACAGGATTCCAGTTTGCAGGCTCGTGAAACTTTACACCCTCACAGGCTGTTACTCCGATGTTGCCCTGTTCAAAAGCAATTTCATCATCCCAGCCGAGTTCTTTCGATTCCCGAAAAGTCATCCCTCTGTCCTTAGCCATTTGGATTATTGTGCCGGCTGTAACCGGTGAGGCAGAGCCGTTAAAGCTCTGCCATTTCTTTTCACACTCACCGTTGTGATATCGGCTGTCTGCTCGGCTCCAATCGTCCCAGTCCTTTACGCTGTATCCCTCTTGTTTGAGTGCCATTCCGACATTTACCCATTCTTGGTAGTCAAGCTCTGATGGATTGATGTATTCAAGTGCATTAAGTATGTCCAACCGTATTCACCTCGCTTTGCGGTACATATGTTTTCGGGTTAATGTTTTTCGGAGTTCTCCAACCGTTTGCGGCAATCCTTGAAATCAAGGCTGACGCTTCGTCAAACTGCCACTTGCCCACATGCTGAAAGCCTCTGCTTTCGAGCATACGGATTTGTTTAGGTGTGGTTAAGCCCTCAATTCTTCGCTTTTCGAGCCTGTCAAGAATAAGTTTTGCTTTGCCGGCACTCTGAATTTCATCAGGGAATATTCCGAGCTTTTCGAGCTTGGATTTTTGCTTATCTGTAGGTGGTGAACATTCCCAGCCGAATGCAGGAACATATCCTGCAAGGTCCTGCGCCTGAATCGACATTTCATACTGCAGCGGATCTACAAGTTTGCGTTTGCGTGTTCGCATTTCCGCAAGCTGATTTGCAAGCGCCTCTTCACGCTGAGCAACAACATCTTCACTTGCTTTTTTCTCCGCTTCTTCAATGTCAATCGGACAGCCTGCCTGTTCTGATAAGTTTTCGGTCATCTTTTGTGCGACTTCTTCGTTGTCGCAAATGAGATGTGCAGGTCTGCAAAGTTCGTGTCGCTCTGTATGCCACAAAAAATCAAGGAGCAAAAGCTCCGTCTTGTTTGGAGCAAGTCTTGTGCCTCTGCCGACCATTTGACAGTAAAGCCCACGCACCTTTGTAGGTCTTAAAACAACAACGCAGTCAACACTTGGGCAGTCCCAACCCTCGGTTAAAAGCATTGAGTTACACAAGACATTGTATTTATCGTTTTCAAAGTCCTGCAATATCTCTGCTCTGTCTTCGCTGTTGCCGTTGACCTCTGCGGCATTAAAGCCGTGTTCGTTCAAAATATCTCTGAACTTCTGCGATGTTTTTACAAGAGGTAAAAACACAACAGTTTTACGGTTCCTACAGTATTTTTTCATTTCTTCGGCAATCTGATAAAGATACGGATCAAGTGCCGTGTCAATATCACTTGCTTTAAAATCTCCTGCCTGTGTGGCAACTCCCGAAAGGTCAAGTGTAAGCGGTATTGTCACAGCTTTAATCGGTGACAGATACCCCTCTTTGATAGCCTTAGGGAGTGTGTATTCATACGCAAGCGAATCAAATACTGTTCCTAAATTTTTCATATCTCCTCGGTCAGGTGTTGCTGTAACACCCAACACTTTTGCATTGTCAAAATGTTCAAGTACACGCTGATAGCTGTCGCTGATTGAGTGATGTGCTTCATCAATAATGATTGTGTCAAAATAATCGCTGTCAAAGTTTGACAGCCTTTTCTCACGCATAAGCGTCTGTACAGAGCCTACAACAACCCTGTTCCACGAACCTATGCAACTTTGCTCGGCTTTTTCAACCGACGAATTAAGTCCTGTTGCTTTTTTGATTTTGTCCGCCGCTTGGTCGAGCAATTCTCCACGGTGGGCAAGTATCAGCACCCTGTCACCTCGACGGACACATTCTTCAGTGATTTTTGCAAAAACTATTGTCTTGCCACAGCCTGTAGGCAAGACAAGTAATGTTTTTAAATTGCCACTTTCCCACTCGGAGAAAACGGCATTCTTCGCTTCATTCTGGTACGGTCGTAACTGCATTAAAAGCTACCCGGTGTCCAGTTATTCGGCGTAGCAGTATTTGGCATTGCAGGCTGTGTGTTATACTGTGGCGGATATGTAGGCTGTACATACTGCTGAGGTGCAGACTGTGCTACGGCAGGCGATATCGTTGTCACCTGTTCATCGTAGGCATAAAAATACTTGATGTCATTTGTTACGCCCTCTGTGCCGTCATTCTTGACATATTTGCGGATGATAACCTGACATTTACCTTTCTTGCCGATAATACCTGTCCAGTTCATACGGAGCGGTTCGCCGTGTTTTTTCATTGACACGGACAAAAAGAGCTGTGACAGCTTCCATTCAAGCGAGGAGTGCAGTACGAAATTAACTGTAATTTCTCTCTTGTCATCTGCTCCCCATACAGTAAAAGTCACTTTTGCCATGTTGCAGGGTGGCAGTTTATTTTTACCCTGTGAGCGAGCACGCTCAACCTTTGCTACTGTAAAATCATAATTACCCTCGGGGAGCGGTTCATAATTTCCGCCCTCTTCGGTTATTTCATCATTCCAACCAAATTCTCTATCCATTATTCATCTTCCTTTCTTATTCAAATGGTAAATCTCTGTTGTTGCTTACTACCTGAAAGACTTTATCCCAAGCGCCTACTAAGCAGCCTTGAACAAAGCGTGGGTCATAATTTTTAATCGGTGTTTCATAAGGATAATGTCCTTGTGTAAATACTGCCTGTCTGATTTCGCTTTCGTCAACTCCGTTTGCTCTCATAAGATCGGCAAGAGCTTTTGGAATATCGTCAGGAATATTAGGCTCGTATAACGGTTTAGGCTGTGCAACCGGTTCAGCTACAGGTGGCTCAGGCTGAATTGGTATAGGTGCCGGCACAGTCGAAGCATTCGGTTCAGGTTGAGTAGGCGTAACTGGGGCAGTGTGGTTTGAAACTGTATTATTATTAAAAATATGTGAAATACCTGAATAATCAAACTCCATTTCCTCCGGCAGTCCGTGACGATTTTTAGCGTCCCAACAAGGGTGATGAAGTGTGTACATCACTCTGCCGCCACCTTGAGCTTTATATTTTTTTCCGTCTTTATCCGATGCGACTGCGATAGTTTTGTAATTAGCGAAAAGCACCATATCCGCCCATTCTTTTACAAGCGGAGAAATCTGTGAAGCAGTCTTTTTGCCGAGTTTAAGCTCCCAACGGTCATACTCGCCGATTTCGTCAGGCTGTGAAAATTTGCGGAGCTGTGCGTGTGCGGTAAGCACAACATTGATACCTCTGTCAATCAAATCTTCAAGGCTGTTAAGGAATCTGCCGAACTCCTCTTTTTCATAAACATAGCCGTTTCCGTAGCCGAAATCTTCAATACCTTTTTTGCCGTACTTTGAGCAAATATCGTCAATGCAAAGCTGTTCCGCCCAGTCAATTGTATCAATAACAACTGTTTTGCATACAGCCGGATTGTTTTTGATATATTCAAGCTGACTTTTGAGCATAGTCCACGATGTCGGTTTATCCATTCTCGCAACATCAAGGTTTTTTGTACTGCCCTCTGTGTCGATAAACAGAGGGTTCGGAAACTGCGAAGCAAAAGTTGATTTGCCGATACCCTCGGGACCGTAAATTACAACCTTTTGAGCCGACTTGATTTTACCTCTTGTGATGTTCATTATCTTACCCCCTGTACATCTGAAAAGTTGATTTTATTGCCGTCAACATCAATGACAACATAGTCGATTGCGTAGTTGAGCAGTTCGTTTGTAAGGTCCTGTATTGACTTGCCTGTCATACCTGCAATCAAAACAATTCTTGAATAATTTTCGGGCATAATCTTGACTTTGGTATAACCGCAGGCAAGCTCTCTGTGCGGATTACATTTGATTACGCATTCATTTGTATTTGTTTTTGCTGTTGTAGTTCTTGTAGCCATAATTAAAACTCTCCTTCTGTCCAAGTTGGTGTTGCTGCAGGTGCGGTTGTTTCGGACTTGATATAGCCGTCCTCGATGATTATTGAACATTCATCACCGCTTGATACTCTTGTAGCAATAGCCTGCAATCCCTCTGATTCAAGCCATTTTGCAAAGTCTTTGAGTGTGTCGGTATCCATCTGTTCGAGCTTGTCAAGCAGGACAAATCCACATTCGGGATTGAGCTTGCGAACAATTGCCGTAGCGACACGAAGCTGTTCCGAACCGCTCATGTTGTCCCACTTAAAACCGTTGTATGTAAGCTCGCCCTTTTCAACTGATAAGCCGTCAAGGGGCAAATTTGCGTTGTTGAGCAAGTCATATTTTGTTTTGCGGATTTCTTCAAGCTGTGCCGTCATATCGGCGTACTTGCCGTAATATTCCTTTGCGTCCTCATCAGCTTTTGCTTTATCGAGGTTTGCTCTGACTTTGCGGTTAATTTCGTCAATCTCGGTAATGTTTCTTTCAAGCTCTGCCGTGCTTTCATCGTGCAGTTCGGCAACGGTCTTTCTGCTCTGTTCAAGCTGTGCAAGCACTTTTGTAAGCTCGGAATTATATTTCCTCAAATCCTCGTTAAGCCTGTTGATTTCGCTCTGCAAATTATTGGCACGGTTTTCAAGGTTATCTTTTTCTGCTCTCAGACGGTTATTTTCACCGTTGCGTGCAAGAATTTCCTGCTGTTTGTTGATAAGTTCCGAGGCTGACACAGGTTCATTAGGCACGCCCTCAAACTCGGGCATTTCGGCGGCAAACTTTTTCTTTTGGTCGGCAATCTGACCGATAGCACGGCGCTCGTTATATACTTGTGTTTCTTGCGTTTCAAGCTCGTAAACTCTGTTGCCTACACCGATAATCTGCAGGAGCGTGTCAGCTTTTTCCTTGCCTGTTGCATTCATAAATTTGGGCAGGTCAAGAGCAAAGTTGCTGACAAATGCGTCAAGCAAAGCCTGTCCGCCTTTGTTGCCTAAGGTATCAATTACTTTAAGGCTGCTGTTCTTACCGCTGCGCTCCACAACAATACCGTTTGAGAGCTTGATTTTTAGATGTGGCGGAATTGTTGAACCCTCACGGTACGGAGCAGACGGAGCGAAACGATTACCGCCGAGAGCCCACGCGATTGCGTCAAGAACAGACGTCTTGCCCTGTCCGTTTTTACCGCCCAACACGGTAAGTCCGTTTTCGGTCGGTTCATAAGCAACCGCCTTTACTCTTTTTACATTTTCAATTTCAAAAGCTGATATTTTGACTGACATTCTTTTTTCTCCTTTATATCTTGATTTTTTATAAAATTAAGGATATAATAAACTTGTTATTATAGTTATATCCTTAAACCGTTGAAAGCATTGCCGTCATTGCCGTGCTGTCAGCGGTTTTCTTCTTTTGCGCTTAAAATGTAGTTAATCTTAGACTTGCAAGTCTTGATGTTTTCGCCTGTGGGATTTTCAAGCAAATCCTTCATATCTTCGAGAATATAAGAAATGGTGTCGATAAAATCAGGATTGTAGCCAGTTGCCTCATAGTCATTAAGCTTATGCACCAAGCCTACAAGGTTATCAGGAATGTCCTCAATTCTAATCTGATTGTTGTTGACATCAACGATTCTGTACTGTTCGTTAAATCCGTTTTGTATTAATCGGTTCATTGGTTACACCTCCTCCCCGAAAACATCATATGCATACATACTGTTAATGCGCTGTCTGAGCTTAATGTTCTCCTTGCGGTAGCCGTTGATTATGCCGAGGTCAAGCCTTGCGTTCTCAAGCTCAATCTGCAAGTGCTTGACTAAGCTATGTAAGTGCTTGTTCTCGTCCTTAAGACTGCGTTTTGTTTTAATGTGTCTGAGTGCCATTGGTTATGCCTCCTTTAATTAGCTCAAAATACTTGCAAGGACTGCCTTGCTGATTCCGCCGAGTTTCTTGTTATAGTCTTTTTGAAAGTGTCGCTTAACAGTAACGCAACTTTTTCCGAGATACTTTGCGATGTCCCGATACTGCAAAACTTCCTTATCCGGAAACGCAATGTCTAACCTGTCGAGGTTGTCTCGAAATAACGGCTTTTCTCTTGCCATGTCATTCCCTCCTGCTCTCCTCTGTAATTTTGTCTGATACGATTTCAACCTTTTCCACATTGGCAACGCTGAGTGCCAACTTGAGCAGTACCACGTCGCATACTGTTCGGGTAATCTGATAGCTTGTAACATACGGAATTTCCTTGCCGTCAATCTCAAGCAGGAATTTATCCTTGGTGTCAATGAGTTTTAAACTTGCCATTTTGTTTCCTCCTTAAAGTTAAACTCGATAATGAGTTGTTATTGAGTTCCAATAGTAATCTGTACGCCTAACGCCTTAAACAACTTATCAGCGTTTTCAAGTGAAATGCTTTTTTCTCCTTTCTCCCAGTATTGGATAGCTCTTTTTGTAAAGCCTGCTTTTTTAGCGAGTTCGCTTTGTGAAATTCCTCTTTGTTTTCTGTTTTCTCTCAAAATTATACTAAATTCTTTAATGTGCATTGATTTCACAACCTTTTTATGTTATACTATATTTAGTGGTGAACCCCAATTCACTAACCATATACAGAAAGCGAGGTGAAATTAATATGAATCATTCATCACTTAAGAAAAGCTTAATAATAGCTATGTCTTGTATTCCGGAAGTCGAAGGTTTAGAAGAAAACAACTTGATATTAACAACCTCTGCCGGAATCATTTCAGGTAAGGTCCCGTCTGAACAGGAAATAGACGATGAAAATTCTTTGTACGGCGTTTTATATAAGATTTGCGATAATACTAAAGAAGAATACTTAAAAAATATTTCTTCTACAGATTCCGAACCTGTAATTGTTGGTAATGATGGTTACATAATTTTAAAAGATGTAAAAATAAGATCAACATCGTCCGACACAATTACTCATATGCCTTTTATGGTTGTATTCTACGACCAAATCATCGGCGTTACTATTGGAAATATTAACTGATGTTACTTTTGTTTGCTGACTTTGTACTTGCGATACAAGGTCAGCAATTTCTTTTGATGTACCTTTTACTGTTATTTCCACTATATCACTCCTTTCCTACGCTGTTTTCCCCTGTGCGGCAAGAACTTTTTCAAGTTCTACTATTCTTTTCGATATTTTATTGCTTTATTACCCAAATAATGTTATTATTAATTTAGAAAGGTGGTGCACATATGAGTGACCAAAACATAAATGATACTGCTTATGGTGTTACAAAAGCTGTTTTAGAATCAGAAGCAGTAAGTAATCTTACAAATCCACCAACAAAAGTTGCAGGCGCTCTGTTAGCCGATTTCATAAACTTAGCTGTAGGTGGCATACATTATGCTTCAATAAAAGCCGAATTAAAGCGCCAAAAAAAGTTTGAAGACTTTAAAGCTAACATTCAAAAGGGTGTAGATAATATTCCAACAGAACATAAAGTTGAATCGAGAGAATCAATTATTGGACCTGCTCTTGAAAAAGCGAAATACTTTATGAATGAAGACGAAATTCGTGAAATGTTTGAAAAGTTAATCGTCAATTCATTCGACAGTAGAAAAATCGAAAAAATTCATCCGTCTTTTTCTGACATCATTCAACAAATGTCGCCTATAGATGCCCAAAACCTAAAATGTTTTTCAGTTGAAGAAAATTTGCCAATATGCGAAATAATGATAAAGTTTGAAAAAGGCGATTATAAAATTTTGCAAACTAATATTTTTTGTAGTAATGAGTTTTGCGATTCAATTGAGCAACAATCAATTTCTTTATCGTCTTTATCTCGTATGGGTCTTATAAGCATCGCATATGATCAACACATAACTGATGATTCAGTCTATAAGATTTTTGATTCTTTACCTATAGTAGTAGATTTCAAAAATCAAATAGAAGCCATGAACAAATTAAATAACAGTAATCAAAAATTTGATTTACATAAAGGAGTTGCAACACTTACTCCTGTTGGAAAAGCGTTCATTGATGTTTGTCTAAACCCTTTGCCCAGCGAATTAAATCCATAATCTGTGCATCATATTTATTCAAATAGCTGTCAAGCGTTTTTATAATGCGGACAGCTATTATTTTTATTGCGATAGTTAAGAATACCACAGATATACACAGATTTGTTAGTATCATAATTATACATAAGTTCACTTTTCACACCTCCTTATGCCGGTTGTCTGAAAACATTAGGATCAATATCAAGAAGAACTAAGTTTAAGTTTTGCCATTTTCCTCACCTCCTCGATTTTTGTTGTATTATTTGTAATTAGATGTTACAATATTTTCAATACTATACTGAAATAGCTGAAAATATGATTGAAGAACAAAAAGCTACTCATCAGTCGCAAACTTAAAATGAAAATTGAAAAACTCAAGCTGATTAATTGTATCTTGCAGTTCGTCAGCTTGTTTTTTTGCCTTATTTATAAGGCATTTAAACTCCTGAATATTTGTTGCAGATATATAAAGTGTTCCGTCATTTGCATAGTTGCCAATCATTTTTCCTCCCATCTCCTCACCTCCTTACGCTGTTTTCTGGGTGTTGGTTACAAGTTCTTCAAGTTCTGCGATACGCTTTGTAAGAGCACCGAGATTTCGGTAAACTTCAAGCATATCTGCTGTGTAATCGGGAACTTTGTTCTCAACAGATTTCATTCGCTTGTTGAGATTATCAAGTGCACCGTACACATTAAAAATTTCGTCTGTATGTGTGTCAGCCATATAAATCTCCTCCTAAGCTGATTTCTGCTGTGCACCGAGCAAGAACGCTGTTGCTGCTATATAAGCTTTTTCCTTCTGTTCTGTTGTTGCGTTTTTCAAGAGTTCCTCATACAAGCATTTAACATCCTGTCGCTCTGTTTCTCTCTTGATAGTTTTGTCCGTGTAAATCATAAATTCACCTCCTTATTGGTCTGTAAGCCCATTATACACCCGAAAATGCGGTCTGTCAACCCTATTTTAACAAAAAAGATTTTGTTTTTAGGGTTGACAAGCCATTAAATACCGTATATAATGAATACATCAGATAAATTCTACAGCGAGGTGATATATAGAATGAGCATAAGCGAGCGTTTTAAAACTCTGCGAAAAGTGAAAAAACTCTCACAAACAGAGTTTGGAGAGCGTGTCGGAGTTTCGAGAAGTGTCATCAAGAACATTGAAAATGAACTTGTTGAGCCTAAAGAATTATTTATCAAACAAGTTTGCAAAGAATACCATGTAAACTTTATGTGGCTTACTGAAGGTGTAGGAGATATGTTCTCGGATGATGAAGACTACATACTTGATGAGCTATCGGAAGAATATAATCTTGATGAACTTGACAAAAAGATTATTGAAGTTTATCTAAAGCTAAACCACGAGGATAAGATGGTATTTAAAAATTTTCTTAAAGATGTTTTTGACAAAAACAAATAAAAAGAGAGGCGATTAGCCACCTCTCACGAATATTCTATTAATGATTTTGTAAATTTTCTTTAAAGTTTTTTCATCGTCGATTTTCTTTATTAATTCGATTATGTATTTTTTATAATCCATATAGAATCACCCCAAAGCTTTTTATTTTTCTTTACACATTCATTATAGAACATTTGTTCTGATTATTCAAGCACTATTTGCAAGAATATTTTAACTGTCCTAAAAATTGGACTTTGCTACAATATTTACACGGAGATGTTAATATGGATAGTTGTGCAAAACTAAAGAAACTAATACAGACTGCAAACGAGCTGTTAGATAAAAGAGTAACAGCCGATTTACCCGAGTTTAAAACTTGGCACGCAAGTGCACTTAGATTTTTAACAAACGAGTTTGGCGAAGACAGCATTGAGGTTACAAACTTTAAAAAGACACGCTTTCAGTGTGCGTTATTTGATGATGAACAGCAACGAATTTGGTGTTCTAATGGATTAAAAGCAACAATTCCGACATTCGAGGAACTACTAAGCGACCTTGATGAAGATGATGAAAACACACCCAAAAATGATAGTAAGATAAACAACAATAAAGTGTTTATCGTTCACGGTCACAATGGAGAACTAAAATATAAAACAGCTGAGCTTTTAAGAAAGCTCGGCATAGAACCTATTATCTTACACGATCAGCCAAATTCCTGCAAAACAATTATTGAAAAAATTGAAGATTTCGGTAGTGAAGCAAGTGCGGCTATTATTCTTTTTACTCCCGATGATGTGGGTAAGGCTGTTTCTGAAGATGAACCAAAATCCAGAGGAAGACAGAATGTTGTTTTTGAGGCAGGCTACTTTATGGGACTTCTCGGCAGAAGTAATACTATTTTGATTAAGTCAGATAGTTCTATCGAATTACCCGGTGATTTAAGCGGTGTTGTTTATTCTGACGGCGCAAGTGAATTTACAATTGCAAGAGAGTTAAAAGCTATGGGGTTCAACATTGATTTGAATAATCTAATGTAATCAACAAACTCCATACACCGACAGCCACGATCTGCCGATTAAATAGAATAAATAAAAAAAATCCGCCCTAAAATAGGAAATCAATTTCCCATTTTGGGGTGATAAAGCGAAAATGTTTACTCGAGTAAACAAAATAAGTCAGCGAAAATGTCCCAACGTTGGGACAAAACAAATTTTGAAAATGTGCAATCGATTGCACAAATTGGAATGACAAAACGAAAATGTAAACTCGAGTTTACATTTTGCAGTAATGTTAGTGTGGTGGCTTGAGGAGGGTTTGAGGGGTTTTATAACCTTTCGTATAAGAAAAATAAAAAATATTATATATAAAGGGTTATTTAAAAATGCCCCAAACCCTCCACTACCCTCCGTACATAAGCAATAAATAAAAATCCGCCCTACCCTGCGCCAACAGGATAGAGCGGTGTACGACGCAAAGGCCATACAAGACTGTGGAAAGTCTTTAATTATTATAAGATAAATTAGCCTTTGTGTCAATAAAAATGAATACAGAGGTGTTTTTTATGAAATGCAAGAGATGCAAAAAGACTTTGCAATCTGATTTTAAATTCTGCCCTTGGTGCGGTTCTAAATCTGCAAATCAAAAATACTACCGCAGACCTGACGGGCTTTATGAAAAATCAATCGTCTATGACGGCAAAAGACACATATTCAGAGCAAGAACTGAAAAAGAACTCGAAAAGAAAATTTTTGCTTATAATCCCGAAAGTGAGCAAACTAAGTCAGGTATGCCGTTCTCTGATGTTGTGGAAGAATGGGAAGCCCATGCGTTTGAAGCTCTTGCCCAAGGTTCTGTCAAGGCATACAAGCCACGAGCAGAACGGGCTGTTGACTATTTTGGCGATGAGCCTATAACAAACATCGGACTTCGTGAAATCAACCGCTATATAGCAAAGTTTCCTAAATCTTGGGCATATAAAACCGTTAAAGCATACGCATCCGTACTTAGCCTTATTTTCACTTATGCCGCACAAAATGAATATATAACAAGCAATCCTTGCCAATACATACAAATAAGCAAGAATCTTAAAAGAACGCACCGCAGAGCCCCAACATACGAGGAAATCGAGATTATCAAAAATTCAATCTCTGCCCCGGGAGGATTGCTTGCGTTTTTCTTTCTCAATACAGGTGTCAGACGAGGCGAGGCATTGGCTCTTAAATGGAGCGACATAGACTTTGAAAACCATATAATACATATCACAAAGTCATTGTATCATGTAAACAATGCACCACACATAAAAGAGCCGAAGACAGAGGCAGGCAAGCGTGATGTACTGCTTACAAAAGGTCTTGAAACAGAGTTACTTAAAATCAAGGGAAAGAAAAATGAAATTGTCTTTAATTGTGACGGCGAATATTACACACAGTCACGCTTTGATAAACTTTGGAAAGACTATCAGACTGCCACAGGCCTTGCCGAACTTACTCCCCACATTGCCCGACACGGCTTTGCTACAATCTGTTTTGAGGCTAATCTGAACATAAAGGATGTTCAGGAAATTTTAGGTCACGCTCAATATTCCACTACATCAGACATCTACACTCACCTTACACAAAAGCACAAAACAGAGGCACTTAATAAGCTGAATACATACTTTGAAAACAACTACTAAAAGCAACAGAATTTCAACGCATTGCGCAGATTTTACACAGTAAGCCGTTTTATGGCTTAAATACTGCATTTATTAAGAGTTCAAATCTCTCCATCTCCGCCATAAGTCCACCGTAATTTTGATAGAATTACGGTGGACTTTTTCTATGCCCGAAAACCGCTTGAAATAAGGCTTTTCGACTGTTTCAGCACATAAGCAAACCCCGCTGCAGGCAATTCTGCGGCGGGGTTTGTGCGTTTTTGGTCTATTTCGGCATTATAAGCCGTTGTAATCGTTAAACGGTTGAGGTAATCGTTGAATCACAGAGGCATTCGTTAAATTACAGAGATAATCGTTGAATTAGAAGGGAATTAAAAAAATCAAAACACCCACAACCTCTCTCGCATAGTTTCATTTTTTTGGGGGCAAAAACAGCATAACAGGTTATGTTCGCATGGATTTTTAACCCGTGATTGTCATGCTGCACCTCCGTTATTTTGAGTCTCCGTGCAGTTCGCGATAGAGCCGCTCAGCAAGTGCCTGTTGGATAATGCGGTATTTCTCCGCATCGAGGAACAGCTGCTCGTATGTCTCCGTATTTTCCATATAGGCCTGCTGTGCCGTTGTGTCAAAGATACCAGGGAATATGCTCCGCTCATACACCTGACGGTCACTGCTCTTAGTTCCAGTGTTTCCGGCGCGTCGATCAGTCCACGGGTGGCGAATTCATATTCCTGCTTATCATCGAAGTCAAGTTCATCGTAGACGGCGGCATTTGCCTTTGCCGTAAAGTCTGTGGCGGGCTTGACCTCGGCGGTCAGACCCAGGTCTGCCTTTTCCGCGCCCGGCTCTTTGCGCCCATCCTGCGCACAGCCGACGCAGGACAGCAATAGTACCGATGTAAGAAGCATTGCTGCAATACGTTTCATAGCCGTTCTTTTTCCATCTCCTTATTGTTCGCGGATAACAGGTGGCTGCCAGCTATCCAGTGCTGTCATATCCGGTACATAGATCCGCATGAACAGGTGAAATTCCCCGTCGGAAACAGGCAGCCAGTTAGAGGTGTCTTCCGGTGCATCCTTGGACAGGATAATATCCAATGTGCCGTCCGCATTCAGCTTGAAGTCGGAGCGGTCGTTGATGCAGTAGCGGTCGATGGAATTGTCAATGAGGAAATCATCCTCTCCGTAGGCGGTCACGGACCAGAAGCCGCCCTCCAGCGTGGGAGGAAGGGTTTCAAAGTGGAGCGTATACTTCTTTTCTCCGGTCAGCGCAGCGCCGGTCTCATCCACCGCTGTCTTGGGATAGATCGCCACGTCCACGGTGTTGGCGCCAAGCCCCACCAGCGCTACCATCGCGCGGTAAGTATACTCCGTGCCGAAGTCGCCGATGGGCTTGCCGTAATAGATCCACTGACCGAGCTTCTGCTCATACTTCGCGCCGTCGGCGTCAAGCGTAGCGCGAAGCCCCTGAAGCATCTGCGTCCAGCGCTCGGCAGCTCCTTCGCCCAGGAGGGCGGCGTCGAAGGTCTTGCCCGCGCCCACATTGATGGCGGAGAGTTTCTTCAGCAGTTCCTCATCCGCATCGGCGGGCGGGTTGACCTGCATCAGAGCGTTCGCCGTATTGAAAAACTCTGCTGGCGTCATGGAAAGCACCTTGTTCACGGGAACAAAGTCATTTTCCTCTTTATAAGTTCCCTGCGGTGCGGCATACTCGCCTCCCTGTACATAAGCCGAAAGCGGCAGGAGCTTCATCTGCTCCTGAATGGCATAGACATTGGGCAGATCCTCGTTCCCGGACAGCACCGTGCGGGTGATCGACCACATCGTTGCGGTGGGCACATCCACGCGCATCACACCGTCGGGCAGCTCGCCCTCCCAACCGGGAAGCGCGATGGCATAAGCGCCCGCCTTGTCCAGCACGGCGGCGGTGTTCGTCCACGCATCCAGAAGCTGCACATTGCAGAAGCGATCCGTTTCCGGCAGGACGTAGACCATAGGCTCTGTGCTGATGTCAAGCCATGCCTGCGAATAGACGGTATCGACGTTCGGCGTCACGACGGTGCGGAAAGAGGCGTCCGCCAGCTTTTTTGCATGGTTGAACTGATTGATGGGCGCACGGCCAGTCATGGTCCCGTCCGTATTGGTCGATAATGTTTTGGTCGCGTCGGTCAGCACCAGCGGGAAAGCATAGATGTATGCCTCGCTGACCGTTTCCCACACGGTTTCAGTATCCGGTGTATCCGGCTGCGTTTTTTTGGCAGAGCAGGCGGAAAGAAGCCCGCAGGAAAGCAGCGTAAGCAGCGATAGTAGAATTGCAAGTATCTTTTTCATGTTGTCCTCCTATGATTCTCTTCTGTTTTTGGTCATCTCCTCGGAAGGGTTTGTGCGTATGGATTGACTATGAAGTCGTTTGTGATTTTCTCTTTATGGTAAACTATCGATTATTCCGCCCCTTTCTTTCCGCAAGCCTTGAAAGCTCTTTTTTGACCGCTTCGATTTGTGGGTCAAACAGCGCTCGCTCGGCAAAGATCATATAATTGTTGATGGCAAGGATCGACAGATGAACGAACGGCGCAACCTCTTTGTCGGTGCAGCCGAGGATCTCCGCAATCCTGCCCGTGTAATAAGGGTATCTTGCCGCAAGCCGCACAAGGGAAGGCTTTACCTTTTCTCCGTATTCGTGCGACACACATACGCTGACCAGAAAGCGCATGGTAGGCGACATTTTATCCGCCAGCTCACCGAGATGATCCATCATGCTTTTGATGTCACTAATATCTTCAAACACGATGTCAAACGCAGCTTTTTCAATTCGACTGATCGCTTCCTCGGCGCAGGCAAGAACGATTTCCTCTTTGGTGGAGAAGTAATAGTAGATGCCGCCGTTTTGCAGCTTTGCCGCCTTACAGAGATCTTTTGTGGTGGCAACGGTCAGCCCCTTTTCAATAAAGCAGTCAAGGCAGACGCCTACAAGCTCCTGTCTCTTTTCAGCTTTCTTTTCTTCCCTCAAAACACAATCCCCCCATTTCTGTGCATTATCCAGTGTTTCTTATAATAGTATATCAGACCGCACAAAATAAATCAAGTGCTTGCTTGAATAAGAATTATAAATTTCGTTATCTTTCTTATTATTTCCGCTATTTGTTTGTATTTATGATACATAGTTTAGAGTCATGCCTTTTTTCTGCATAACCAATCGTATTTTTCGAGCCACTTGGCTGTCTGTTGATTTAACCGCCTACGGTATTTTGTTAACTGTTGAGATAAAATCATAAAGCAATGCACCCTCCTAAAATAAAAATGCACCCCCCTGAACCGAAATTGCCCCCCTCCGACTGCAGGTTGCACCCCCATAAAATAGTTTCTATTAAAATTAAATTCATTTGCCAAAAGCACTCGAGCAATCGGGTGCTTATTTTTTATGGTAAAATGCGAAAAAACAGCTTATTTGCTATGTTTTTCAATCACTCAGCCTTTGCTTTTTGAGTGCCGTCTGTGCCGTTTCAAGCTGTGATTTGTAATTATCTCTTGCGGTTGTGATTTTCTCAACCTCTGCAACGGTCTTGTAATTTGCAATCACCGCCTTGTCAAAATCCGCTTTTTTCTCTTCGGGTACGGTAATGCCGATTTCAGAGAGAAGTGTGTGTATATTCTTCATAATAAAATCCTTTCTGCATAGCTTGTATTCCGCTTTGCCTGCGGTAGAAATTCAGCCGTATAAACCTACGGCAGGGTAAAATAAAAGCACCTGTGCAGTCACAACACAAGTGCTTAATCAGCAATATTTTTATTTTTGGTATCCTGTACAGCAACCACAAAGCCTCTGCCCATAAGGCTTTCCGCTCGTTCCTTGGTACATTCAAAGACCTCGTTTACTGGTCTGTTTATAGAGCCGTTCATCTTATCGTTGAACGATACTACTACCTTTACTTTCATTTTATCACCTCATTTCGGATTTAGGGTATTAAAAAAGCACTCAGCTTGTGCTAAGTGCTAATAATAAACTTATAAACCTGGTGTAATTTCTTTTATTCCCTTTGCGGTTTTATACATTCTTTGCATTATTGTATTTTCCGAAAGATATTCAAGTCCTTTGAGTGTAATGCGAATACCCTGATTATCAACTACTGTTCCACCGGTAACATCTTCATACACTCTAATTCCCTTTATATAGCCAATATCTGCCATCATTTCAAGATACCTTGCCCAACGCTCTTTGCTTATTTCAAGCGTATTGTGGTCGATTTGTGATAAATCAAACTCCGGACAATCCATTACTTTTTCCAAAGTTCGCAGTATCTTATAAATGCACTTAAAATTATCGTTCATTGCCATACCTTTCTTAACGCAGTTGTTAAATTCCCCTAAAATCGGCTCTTATACATTCGGAAGTTTTACATCTGACGGTATAAGCTGAACCGCAGTCTTCAAGAATTATATTGTTCCCACAACGAGGACATTTTTTATTGGTTTTGCCATATGTGCCAAAATCAGTTGCTGCCGATACCAAAAATTTATGTTCAGATAATGTAGTTGTATTTTTATCCATATAAAGTCTTCCTTATAAATTCGTTGTGTTGTATTGTAACGCCCTTTTCCTTTGCTCTTTCTAAGGCGTCAAGAATTAAATATCTCCTATCCTCATCTGTAAGATTAGGACAATTTTTAGCAGCCATATAGCTTGCCCGAAACTCATCATTCCAAGCTCCCTTAGGTAACTTTGTTCCCCTGTTTGCTCTATGACCGTAATATTCGTGTGCTAATGCTGCTCTTGAACTCATTAAATCTCTTGGGTGAGTAGAATTTAGGTCAGGTAGTACATCTCCTTTTACAAAAATTTCATCGGTAATGTCATCATAGCCTGTTCTTGTACCCTTATTGAATTTAAAGATACTCTTATCAGCACCAATAGCCTTTATATCTTTGTTTAAAGTTTCAATTTCTGATTCAGTAAGAATATGATATGGCGAGGTTCTCATGCCGTTAGCCATACCTCTTTCTTTCATTATACCACTACCGTCCGATTTTTCAACACCGAATTTACCTTTAAAGGTATGATTTTCTGTGTTTTTAACCGGCAAAGAAGTAGTTTTTATTCCGCTTATCGGTGAATTGGCTTTTTTAGGCTTTGTAATACCCTCAAGACTGTTGCCGCCA